ATTAAGTTTGGTCGTGATGGATTCAGCAAGGAAGAGCTGAGAGAGCTTGGTGCTGATTTATTGCAATTAGGAATAGAAATATTGGAAGATTTAGACGAAAAATGATAATGAGAGAATGAGCTGGAAGGGTGTACTTGCTTCCAGCTCATTCTCATTGTTTTTTTTTGTGTTTAGAGAAGCTCTTTGAGCTGTCTTATTTTGCTCATTGTTTTGAGTCTCAATATAAATCTCCATGAAGGAGGCGACATGTTGAGAAGGATCTTGTAACAATCTTCGCAATCTGAGAGAGCTGAATGAGCTTTTCGTCTTTTCCATCCAAGGAATTTGCATATCTCCTCGAGTTTCATTGATTGGAGTCCGTAAGGGGCTAGGATGGTACGAGCTATATCCATTGTATCAAGATAGGGATAGGGTATAGGCAAGAGCTGAGATTGTTTATGGGCGAGTGCTTGAATAAACTTTTTATCAAAGCTAAAGTTGTGACCTACGGTGATAGCATCTTGATGCCTGTAAAGAAAGTTTTGTATGCGATATACAGCTTGTTCCTGGAGCATAGCTTGTCTCCAGGTTCTTTCATTGTAACCGTTGATTATCAGAGCATCAGGATCAGCGTTTTCAAGATGCTGAGGTTTGATTTTGATTTCTATGGTTTCGACGATTGATTGATTTATAACTACGATAGCCCCAAAAGAGAGAAGCTCATGTACTGCTGGATTGAGTCCGGAAGTTTCAGTGTCTATGATTAAGTATTTCATTGTATCTCCAAAAGTAAGCAGATTGCGCAACCGATATAAATGGCGGCTCTCAATGTAAAATAAAGAGCAAGACCAGCAATACAGGACAAAAATATATCTTTATTGATTTTCATAACTACTCCAGAATCATTATTGCAAAGGACATGTCAACCAGTACGTTCTCAAGTCTGGTGTTGGTTTCAAGGCTGAGGAAATAGGCGATTCCGTTCCATTGTAATACGTTAGGTGTTGTTTCTCCTTTAAGCCAACGATGAACAGTTGATCGGTTTACTCCTAGGCTTCTTGCAAGTGTTTCGATTGAGATTTCATTCTTTTTCAGCTCATTTTTGAGCCATGTACCAAAAGCTTTCATTATTTCTCCATGTATTTTGTAAAGGTTTGAATTTGTTTTCCGTTTTTTCTTTGTTCGTCGATTCTTTTACAGTGCTCAGCATATCCAACAGGATCTTTTTCTTCCCATGTAAAACCGTTTTTGCCTTGGTAGGTGTAAAGATATGCGTGCAATTTGATTCTTGAATCTGCTTTGAGTTTCTCCAGTCGTTCAAGATACGTCATTAAGCCCTTATGCACCTCAAGAGCATCTTTGCATGTGCAGCTGGCGACTCGTTCCGATGATACTGATTTATTGTTTTGATCTATTCTGTAGTATCTTGCAACGGTTATTCTGACTCCTTCGTGATAGCGGCAATCGTCGCACCAGTTACGAGATTTATGAATCTTCTCGGCTTGGATGCCTCCGAGACGTTTTGCAGCTTCAAGCACGTCTCCGATCTTTGGAGTACCGTAACCAGAAGGAGAGAACATTATTTCGTCAACTGCATCAAGTACGATTTTGTCTTTGCAGTTTTCAAGAGCTCGCTCCCAAATTGGAAGAGTACGATCTATCCAAGCGTCGTTTTTATTGTAGTTGGCGGCAAACATTGTAATTGCCTTTTTGATGATTGATGCATGTGCCATGCTATTCTCCTATGTAGTTTCCTTGCTCGTCGAACATGCTATCGTCAAAAGAGCAAGAAGTATCTTTTTTTGTGTTGTTATTATTTGGAGCAGTATTGAGACTGCTATCTTGTGTTAAAGCGTAATTTGAGCCTATTTTGGAGCGGGAAATAACAACGGCTGGTCTTATCATTGTGTTATCTCGTAAATACTTGGCTCGATAGTGATCAGAAGTGAATAACCATTCAAATACAGCAAGAGCTTTATCTGCATTACCATCGTAAATAGCTGAGGAGGCTGCTGAGAGGTCTCTGGCGGTTAATGTGTTGGTTGAGTATCCTGCCTGCTTGTGAAGGATTACCCAACATTCTAGCAGCTGCTGTACTTCTTCTGATTGCTGCACATGCAACCAAAGCTTATCATCTGTTGTCTGCTCGATTTCAAATCTGGTATCATCAAGCTCTAAAACTTTGCCGTTCTCTTTTTTAGAATTTAAATTATCATGTATACCAACACCACTAGTAATACTAGAAATTAAATTACTAGTATACATGTTATTATAATTAATTCTTAATTTGCAAGAGTTATGCCATTCTATTTCTAGTGTTGGTTGTGTTGCATCTGCAGCAAGATTATTTTGAATAAAAGTATACGTTTCGAGTATGCTCCAGCCCCATTCAGAAGCATACTGCTCAACAGTAAAAGAACCATCACTCATAGCGTAATGATATACAGCTGTAACAATGTTGTAAGGTCTCGCTCCGAGTACGAGACCAGCTGGTAGACTGAGCTTGATCATTATTTGCCTCCTTTTGCCATGTATATACCAACAGAGCAAGCGGTAAAGATGATGTGTTTACAAGGTTTTTTGAGATTGTACTCGTCGCGCTTACTGGTTTGAAATGCCATACAGCTGCAATGGAAATGATTGTCACTGATAGTAATGCAATACTCACTACCCTCGAAAGTAGGCTTGCTTCGTCTAGCTCGAGCAACGATAGTACCTTGGTTGTTGTTGATAGCAATCATTTGATTACGAACCTCTTCCATTTTTACAGCTGCTTTTTGTCTGTAAGCATCATCAGCACAATCAGTATTAAAAATGTTGATAATGTGTTCTAGTACAGGTGTTAAGTTTTCCATTTTTCCCTCCTTGGATACTTATATTATATCGCATTATTGCAATATATACAAGTATTTTTACTAACTTTTATAAAAAAACTTGTAAATAAATTAAGAAAGGATTATCTTTTACTGCAATTCTATTCTATCCTGGAGGAAAAATGAATTTTGGTATGTGGTTAGAGAATCATCTCGAAAAAAATAGATTAACTAAAACTTGGCTTGCTGCTCAAGCTGGTATCTCTCATTCTGTCATAAACTACTACAAAAGAGATACTTGCCCGTCTCTCAAGACTGCTCATCGTATCATATCAGTTATCTGCTCTGAGACTCAAGATGCTCCTGAAAAGCTCTGGATTGAGGTTTTTATGATGTTGGAGGAGAGATGATTTTACCGCAAAAGCGTTATCGAGCTGGCTGGCAATATGTTAGAGATACGTTAGCAAATTATAATAAAGACGTTGCTTGGTTTACTAAACGAGTTGGTATTGATACCGGTTTGTTTTATTACTATTGTAAGGATAAACATGAGCCAAAAGTATCAAATTTAGTTTTTATCTGTAGAGTTCTTTCTGAGTTGAATAAAAAACCCTGGGAAGAGAACGCTCGTATCATTGTTGAGAATGATTATAAAAGAGGTGACAAGTTGTGAGCTCAATGTTACATGTGTGATATGGTAGTTTGAGCCAACACCGTAGAGCTGTTTTTTATTAAGCAGCTCTTTTTTTATGTTACAGTGTTGTTACTGATGTTACAAGAGGAGTGAGGAGTAATGTTATCAAAGAAACAAGAGAAGGCTCTCAAGATGCTTGCTCGAGGTAGCAAAATTACTGAGGTTGCCGAGCTGGTTGGAGTTACAAGAGTTACGTTGCATCGTTGGCTAAAAGCTGAAGATTTCAAAGCAGCTCTCCAGGAAAGAAAAGCTCAGAATCAAACTCTCAGAATAGCAACAGCACAACCAACACCAGAAACATTAGTTCAAACTCTCATCGGAGATGCTCATGCGTGTTTGAGTCAAGTCCTTACCAGTGGAGAGAATGAGAGAGCTCGAGTTGAGGCGGCAAAATACGTTCTTGAGAGATATGAGCAGATAACAGAGGAGAGCAGCTCTCTGAGTCTCCAGGATTGGCTCGCTGGTAATGCCTGATTTTAATGCTCTTGATTTCCTCTCAAAGCATCTCAATGAGTTTATTGAGAAGCTTACGATTATTACAAAAGGAGGAAAGAAGGCTTTTCTGAACCTCAATGAAGAGCAAGAGGAGATTATTGCTCAGCTCAATACTGGCAAGAGCGTTATCATCCTCAAGCCTCGTCAAGTTGGTGCCTCAACTGGTATCTCAGCTTGGCTATTCGCAAAAGCTTTTACGTCCGTCCATCCGATTACAATCGTTGTCCTTACTCACAAGAGCGACGCTACGAAACAAATAATGAGGATGCATCATACCTATTATAATTCTCTTCCTGGAGAAGTACAGGCTCTCAACAAGCTGCAAATCAACAATCAGCTTGAGCTCAAGTTTGAGACTGGTGCTCGTATCCTTGGAATGAGTGCCCGTGCTGATGGTACTACTCGCTCCTTTACGGCTGAGATGGTGCACATATCTGAGTTTGCTTTTGCGAAGGAACCTGAGGAGCTGCTTGCTGCGGCTACTTCTGCGGTGAATGATGGTACTTTGATTTACGAATCAACAGCCAACTTTCCAGGGGATGCTCTTGATAATGAGATTGGTAAGTATCTCAATAAAGAACATTCTCCTCACGATTGGAGTTTTCTCTTCTTTGCTTGGTATAAACATTCCTCATATCAAAAAACAACTCCTGGAGACTGGAAAACAACGATAGAAGAGCAGGAGCTGAAGAGAAGATTTGAGCTCACTGATGAGCAATTATGTTGGAGGCGTGCAAAAATCGCGCAAACCAACAAATCAAAATTTGTGCGAGAATACCCGGCTACGGTTGAGGAGGCTTATCAAACAACCGGCTCAACTCTCCTCGAGTATGCTGATTTTCAAGAGCTCACGATTGTGCAAACGTATGACGGTCAACAGTGGGTTACGTATGCTGAGCCTCAAGATGATGACGAGTATGCTCTTGGTGCTGATTCTGCTGCTGGTGTTGGTCGTGATAAATCTGCTTTTGTGATTATGAGCAAAAAAACTAACCAGGTTGTCCTCCAGTTTCGAAGCAACACGATAAAACCTGAAGATTTTGCTGAGTATATTCTCAATGCTGCAATCAGATATAATAAGGCTGTTGTGCTTGTCGAGGCTATGACTCAAGGTTTAGTCGTTCTCAATGAGCTGCGTCATGCTGGATATGCTCATATCTGGAAGGATGAGAAAGGACGTGATTTTGCTACAAATGCAGGTAATAAGATTATGATTTTTGAGGATTTAGCCAAAGATATACGCTCAAAGAGAATCAACGTGCTCGACTCTGAGACGGTCTCTGATTTACGAGCTATCATCATAGATGAAAACGGATTGGTTAAGTTTGGTCACAATGGTAAATCTCATTGTGATAATGCGATGGCTTTAGCTCTTGCAAATTTGGCTCTCAAAAAGGTAAGATTGAAAACAGATAGTTTTTTACCTGGATGGTTGAAAACAAGAAGAAGCAAGAGTATAAAGCAACAGACTGGAGCTGCTATTGCTCAACATAGGAGATACTGATGGCTAGGCAAAACGAAACAGATATAATTCGTCTCATTCAAACAATACTATCTGAGCATGAGGACTACTGGAAGCAAGAGAGAGCAAATCTCAAGCGTTATCGTGATGTGTATGAAAATGAATTCTGGAGCTCGAGCTGGAGTACAATTAACTCTGATATGATTCGTGTTGAGACTGCAGATTGCTTCTCTTATGTTGAGGGCTTTATTGCTTCTCTGTTCTCTCGTAACCCGGCTGTCGTTGTTGGCAAGGATGCTGCTATGATTGAGGGTACTCCTGAGCTTGCTCAAGAGGTTGCAAATCGTTTCCTCTTCGACAAAAGAGAGCATCTTGAAAACGGCTCGAGGCTCGGCTTAATTTATCCTTGCTCCTTCTTTAAGTTTTCTCCTCAGCAATCTGACGACTTGCTTGAGCGTGTTTCAATACGAGCTCTTCCTTGTTGGGAGGTGATAGTTGATATGGATGCTAGCAGCTGGAGCTCTCAGCGGTTTGCTGGTCACGTGTATTATCTTTCTCTTCCTGAAGCTCGAGAGAGGTTTGGTAATAAGAAGTTTAACCCGATTCCAAAAGAAGATTATTTTAAAGCAACAGATAAAAAATACTCTGGAAAGATTCAAGATTTACCTGATGATTATCTTTATATCAAGATTGTTGAGCTTTATGATTTCGCTTATGACCAGGTGTATTTCTGGTCTCATAACTATGCTCAAGGTGAAAAGCTCTTATTGAGAGAGCAGATTCCTCTCCGTACGTATGATGATCAACCTCTTTCTCCAATTGTGCCTCTGTATTATTCTCGCAAGCCTGAAAAACCTATGAGTGGCTTGAGTGCTGTTGCTCGAGTGTATGACCAGTTTTATGAGAAGAATATATTGAGAACCTACTGGGCAAATGCAGTAAGAAGAGACTCAAGGCAATACTTGTACAAAGAAGGCTCATTTGATGAGGAAGCTCTTGCAAAGATTACTTCTGGTGTTGATGGTGCTATGATTGCCGTTGATGAGGAGAGCCTTGCTGGTTTGATTGCTTCGGTTGGTGTCGAGCCTATCTCAACCAACTTCGACCGGTATCAAAACTATATCGAGCAAGATATAAATCGAGGCTCGATTCTAGCTCCTTTCTCCAGAGGAGAAGCAACAAAGGCCACAGCAACAGAAATTACAGCTCTTGCTCAGTATTCTGCTTCTGAGATTGGTAAGCTCGCAAGAGAGAGAGATGGTGCTATTGAGCAGATTGCTCTCGTATATCTCAGGATGATTGCTCTTCTTGCTGAGGAGAACGAGATTGCTACAATCGAGGTCAATGGTGTTCCAAAAATTATTACAGCAAAAGACCTGGATGCAAAGTTTAAAATTGTAGCTCTTGACCAGTCGAGCACTCCTCTCTCTGAAGCAATCAAGAAAAACAATCTTGTGCAGCTGCTTCCGATTCTCCAGGGGCTAGGTGTTCCAATGAGCAAGGTAAAAGAGGAGATTATTCGATTATATGATTTGCCTCGAAACTTCCTAGAAGAAGAAGTACAAAAAGAGGCTCCAATACAACCAACAACACCACCAGAAGAGC